CCATTATCAAGTGCTTCTAAATCAAGTACACGTTGACGCTCTGCGGCCACTGCGGCTTCCACCGCTGCGGCATTATCAACAGCCGTCGCCGGAAGCGCATTATTCGCCTGGGACTGACCTGCGCCGGGTGCTGCGGCCTGCGTATCTTCCAACAGTTCCTGCAAACCTAAAGCATTAAGAATTTTTTCTAATTTACCACTTGGCATATCTCTAACCTCACTTTGTTTAAATTTATTTTTTACCGCTTCACTATTAGCAAAATGGTTCAAATCATAAGACACTGAATTGATCACCAAAGTATTGCCATTTAACGCAGCAGTAACTCCTCCGATGATCTCGTCAGCAAAACCTTTTTCCTTACATTCTGCGGCGCCCATCCATGTTTCGTCGGACATCATCGTTTCGATTTCTTCGTCCGATACCTTACAACGCTTGCGATAGGCAGCGACAATGCTTGTTTTGATCGTAGCCAGCGCTTCTACCAACTTCGTCAGTTCTGCCGCAGGATAGTATCCGCTAAGGCCGATAGCGGGGTCGTGGATCATCATCAACGAGTTGGACGGCATAATGATTTTATCTGCCGCCACGGCTACAACCGTTGCTGCGCTGGCAGCCAGTCCGTCAATTACCGCCGTGACACTCCCTTTATAGCTTTTGAGCAAATTGTGAATAGCATGTGCCGCAAACACATCACCGCCGCCGCTGTTAATGCGTACTGTAACATCTCTGCCACCCAGCCCGTTAAGATCCTGGGCAAACTGCTGCGGCGTTGCCTCATCACCAAACCAGGATCGCTCTGCTGCGATTGGACCGTAGATCAATATTTCAGCGTCGCCACTAACATCATTCTTCACCTGCCAAAATTTTTCCATCATTATCACCCCCATTCCCACCAGTATTATCAGCCTTAGGCGGTTCCAATCCTTTAACTCGCCATGTTTGCTGTTCTATAGCTATCTGATCGATATTACTATCGTAATCAGTCCCTGTAAGTTCCGCAGATTCACGTTCACCGGTAGAGAAACCATATTTTACGCGTAAGGCTGCGCCAGTTACCTCTTTTACTGGATCCAACATCCCCATAACAGGACCAAACCAATCAGCATTACTCCATGCCTTAGTTATGATTGGATCACTACCATAGCCAGGAGCACTAATTCTACCGATAGCAACCGCCTCTGCCAGCCAAGCTTCATAAACAGGCTGACAAAAATCACGTGCAAACCAGGTACGTCTGGTTTTAAAATTGCTGGCAGCTTGTAATAATGCCCCACGTGCCGCAGAGTATGAAGATTGAAAACGACTAAGTAACACCTCTGCCGGTGTGCCAATAGCTGCACCGATCTGACTGATCATCATATTTGTAAATGGTTCAAAAGTTGACATTGTACGGCTTGCGTCCA